ATGCCGCTGATCTACGGGCCCGACGGCCGCGCGCTGCCGCGGTCGCTGACCCCGCCTGGCGCCGGCTCGCTGCGCGACGTCGGGACGCCGCTCGGCCCGACCTACGACTCCGGCTCCCCGCGCGGGTGGGACATCCGCCAGGGCTACAACCTGAGCTCTGGGCCACGCCCCGGCGAAGGGGACATTTTCAAAACGCTGCGCTTCCTCGGTAGCTACGACTTAGTCCGGCTTGCCATCAGCCAGGTCAAGGGTCAGGCCCGCGCGATGGAATGGGACGTCGCCGTGCGCAAGGAGTTCGCGACCGAGAGTGAGGCGCTGCAGCCGCAGGTCGACGCGATCCGCGCCTGGGTCGAGACCCCTGACCCCACCGCCGGGCTCGCATTCGATGACTGGCTGGGGTCCGTCCTCGAGGACATTCTCGTCATCGACGCGCTGTCGCTCTACCCGCAGCCGACGGTGGGAGGCGACCCGCTGGGCCTGGTGCAGATCGACGGGGCGACGGTCAAGCCGATCATCGACGATATGGGACGTCCGTTGCTGCCGCCGAGCGATGCGTATCAGACGTTCAAAGGCAGCATGCCAGACAAGGGCTTCACCCTCGGCGAGCTGTGGTACCTGCCGCGCAACCGGTGCGCGAACACCCCCTATGGCCGCTCCCCGGTCGAGGACGTGCTGCTCACGCTCAACCTCGCGATCCGCACGACGGCGCACGAGCTGGCCTACTACACCGAGGGGAACACCCCCGACGCGCTCTACACCCTGCCGGCGAGCTGGAGCCAGCAGCAGGTGCGGGACTGGCAGATCTACTGGGACGACGTCATGGCCGGGCGCACCCGCTCGGGGCACCTGCGATTCATCCCTGGCGGTGAGGGCTCGGGCTACCACGCGACGAAGGACCACCGCGTCACCTACGACCAACTCGAGTGGCTGTGGAGGGTCGTTGCGAATGCATTCAACATTCCACCGACACCGCTCGTGCAGATGGTCAACCGATCCACATCCGAAGTTATGGACCAGGCGGCGACGAGTAGCGGCGCGCGGCCGCTCGCGGGGTTCGTCGGGCGGATCATCAACCGCTACGTCTCGCAGGTGCTCAAGGTCCCGCAGGTCGAGTTCGTGTGGGCGGATGACGAGGTCGAGGACGGCACGCTCGTCTACCAGCGGAACGTGGCCTACGTGAACGCCGGGATTCTCGGGCGTGACGAGGTGCGGACCACCATCGGGCAGGACCCCCTCGAGGGTGATGACGGGAAGGCGCTCGAGTTCGGCCCCGCGGTGACGACGGCTTCCGGGGTGGTGTTCCTGGAGGACCTAGTCGCGCGGCGGAACGCGGAGCCGGCGGCGCCTGCCGTCGCTGAGCCTGGCGCGCCGATGCCGAAGGAAACGCAGGCCCCTGCCGAGCCCGCAGCCGCGACGGAACCGGCGGCGAAGGTGGCCGCCTCGACCGTCACCCCGATCGCTGGACCTGCCGCGGACCTGGCGCGCTGGCGCAAGGTGGCGCTCAAGTGCGTGGCGGCGGGCAAGGCCGTGCGGCCGTTCGTGACGTCGAGCGTCTCCGAGTTCGTGCAGCGGCGTCTGGTATCACGGCTCGCCAAGGTGCACACCGCGGCGGACGTGTCGAGCGTGTTCGCGCTGGTGAAGGCGGGGGACCCGTCCCCGACCGGCCAGGCCGACGCGCAGGCGGCGCTCCGTGACCTGATCTCGGGATGGATCGGCCTACACCTGCCGGCGATCATCACGAACGCTCAGGCGGTGCTCGCCGCAGCGACCACCCCAGCACAGAAGCTCGCCAAGGAAGCCGCGCTTCCGCTCGACCTCAGCGATATCGACCTCACCGAACTGTTCCCCGGCATCAGCGACCAGCTCGCCTACGCAGCCAAGGCCGGCGCGCTGGATGCCATCGCCTCGACGGGCCTGGACCTCGACACGCCCGACCCCGAGACCCTGCTGTTCGCCCAGGAGCGGGCGGCGGAGCTCGTCGGCAAGAAGTGGGTCGACGGCGAGCTGGTCGCGAACCCCGACCCGAAGTGGTCGATCGCGGAATCCATGCGGGCGGACATCGGATCGAAGGTCGCCCAGGCGATCGATCAGGGCTGGTCGCCGCAGCGGCTCGCGGCCGAGATCCGGGACTCGCTCGGGTTCGCCCGGGCGGAGACGGTCGCACGCACGGAGACGGCGCTGGCCTACGGGTTCGGCGCGCAGGAGGCGTTTGCGGACGCGGGGGTCGAGCTGGTGCAGGTCCTCGACGGCTCGGGCTGTCTGCCGGGCGGGCACATGAACGGCGCGCCCGGGGCCACCGGCGAAGAGGGGATCGTCCAGGAGGAGGCCGAGGCGAACGGTCAGATCTGGACGCTGGAGCAGTACCGGGAACGGACGATTGGACACCCGAATTGTGTAAGGGCGGCCGTCGTCTACCTCACTGAGCAGCAGGCCGCCGCGGAAGTCGACGCGGCCGCGGGAGCTGAGGCATGAAGAAGCCCACGCCGAAGCTCCCGGATCTCAGCGAGGTGGACAGAGAGATCATCCAGGAAATCATGCTGGGCGCCAGCATCAGGCGGGAGAGGATCGCTGCGCTTGAACATCTAGCGACGGAGCTCGCGATTGAACTAGTGCACTGCGAGAGGACGCTGGCGCGAGAGCGAATCAAGCCATCCAAGGAATGGACCGATCGTCTTCGGTCCCTGTTCTCGCGGGCGAGGCAAGTGATCGGATTCCTCACCGATTTCGAGCTGCAAAAGATCAAAGCTGAGGAACGGCGCAGGCACCGGGAATGGCTCAAGGGCAGGAGCTCTAAGACGCCACTCGGGACAGTGGCCAATTACCGGAAAGGGAAGCGGAAATGAGCGCCGAGAACATCGAGCTAGTCTCCGGAGCGCAGACCGCGACCGGGCAGAGCGCCAAGCGCCAGGTCAAGACCGCGACGATGGGGGTGGTGTCGACCCACGTCACCGCGATCTCCGGCGGCGCGCCCCTGTTCAACCACTGGCTCCAGCACTCGCCGGACGGGGGCACCACCTGGTTCGACGTGCCCTACGACCAGCAGCTCACGACGAACGCGGCCGCGGGCGACCTCACGGCGAACGTCAACAAGCGGAATATCAACGGCACGGCCAACCGGACGACGACCGGCGACGACGAGGCCACCTACAAGCACCTCCCGGCCGGCCACTACCGGCTGGCGTGGACGTTCACGGGCGGAACGTCGATCACGTTCACCTCGACGCTGTCGGTGAAGTGATGGGCGCCCTCAAGGTCGGCCCGCCCAAGGTCGCCCGCCGGTCGCTCTGGCAGCGCATCGAGAAGCGCGACCGCGAGACGCGCAGCCTGGTGCAGTTGTGCCAGCTCCAGAACGCGGCGCTGAAGCTGCTGCTCGACGGGTTCCGGCCCGTGCCCTACACGAAGAAATGCCGCAGCCGGTGGGTCGGTGCAGACGAGATCGCCTCGCTGCGGAAGCTGCTGCCGATGGATGCGAACGCCGCGACGGCGAAGGCCAAGAAGCGGCCGGCGCCCCAGGTGAGTCAACAGCCGGCCGTCGCCTGATGGCGCACGGACGATGAAGGAGATTCCGAGATGAGCAAGAAGGCGCTGGCGCAAACCCTGAGCCTGTTCGCCCCCATCCTGAAGGTCGACGCGGTGCAGCGGATGGTCTACGGCTGCGCGGCCGTCGAGGAGCCAGACAAGTCGGGGGAGATCTTCGACTACGAATCCAGCAAGCCGCTGTTCGAGGCGTGGTCGGCCGATTTCGAGAAGGCGACGGACGGCAAGAGCCTGGGGAACGTGCGCGCCATGCACGGCGCCGTCGCCGCGGGGAAGCTCACGTCCCTGGGATTCGACGACGTCGGGAAGGGCATCCCGGTCGCGGCGAAGATCATCGACGACGGCGAGTGGGCGAAGGTCATGGAGGGCGTCTACACCGGCTTCTCGATCGGCGGGGATTACGTGAAGCGCTGGAAGGACGAGCCAACCGGGCTCATGCGCTACACCGCGAAGCCGTCGGAGGTGAGCATCGTCGACAACCCCTGCATCCCCGGGGCGACGTTCACGATGGTCAAGGCGGAGGGCGTCGAGGAGACGGTGGCGTTCAAGACTGCGGCCGTTCCCGCCGCCCCCGAGCCTCTCGCGAAGGACGCCCCCGCCGTCATCGCGCTGAGCAACGACGCCCTGACCGCGCTGAAGGCGCTGGCGGCCGAGATGGCGCTGATGCCCGGGGAGCCGGACACCTGGACGCTCGACAGCATCCTGTGCGCGATCCGCGCGACCGTCCAGGCGAAGGCATCCGCTGAGGGTGCGGTCGCAGACGAGGCGATCGTCGCTGCGGATGGCGGCGCCGGGACCCCCGTCACCGCGAGCCCCGCGACCGGGAGCGCGCAGGGCACCCCGGCCGCGAAGGTGGCCGAGGCCGCCCCCGCTCCCGTTGTCGAGCCGCCGGCCGCCACGCTGGAGACCACGTCGGGACCGACGACCGAAGAGGTCGTCACGAAGATTGTCGCCGCACCCCTCGGCGAGGTGCGCGACCTGCTGACCAAGCTGGTGACCCTGCAGGAGGCGGGCGGGCTGAAGGCTGAGGGCCTGACCGCGGACCTCGAGAAGGTCACGAAGAGCGTGGGCGGCATCGAAGGACGGCTCGCCGCGATCGAGAAGCGCCCCGCGCCCATCGGACGCCCGGCGCAGAAGGTCCTCGGTTCCGGCGATCCGGAGCCGGGCAAGGTCAACGTCGACCAGATGGCAAAGACGGTCGACGCCCTCGTGGCCTCCGGCGCGTTGCCGGCGGACGCGGAGCGGCAGGTACGCCTGGCGCTCGCACAGATGGCGATGGGGGGATAGCGAACTCACAGATGGTGAACCGCCCGGCCTGATCAGCCTGGCGTCATGCCCATGCGGGGGCCTTCCAGAAAGCAATCGGAGGGCTCAAGCCCATGCTTCAGCATGCGTCGTTGCAGGCGCTCAGCGAGGAGACGCGCGGCGTGCTCCTCAAGATGATCCGGGACGCGAGCGGCGACCCGGCGTTGCGGAAGGTGATCGACATCTCGACGGGTCTGACCGGCATCAACCTCGAAGCCCCGGCCAAGCAGCTCGTGCCGCTGATGGCCGATTTCAGGAAGTCGATCCCGCGGCGCGTGCGTGATGGCGCGACCGCTTCACAGTGGAAGGCGATTACGTCTCTCTCGATGCCGAAGTTCTCGTCGGCGACGGGTGCGGCCTCGCCGACCTTCACCACCACCGTCGTCTCGAAGTCCGCCGGCTACAAGGTCCATGGGCTGGGCGGACAGGTCGACCGCGAGGCGGTCGCCGCGTCGCAGGGGTTCGACCCGGCGCTCGACAAGGAGACGGCCAACACCCTGCTCCTGGCGATGAAGATCGAGGAGATGTACATCCTCGGCGGCAACATCACCGCGCTGGCGACCCCGGCGGCCCCGACGCTCTCGGAGCAGAACGGCCTCGGTTCGCTCGCGGCCGCGACGTATTCCGTGCGCATCGCGGCGCTCACCCTGCCGGCGTCCAACCGCGTCATCATCCAGCGGCCCGTTGACTACGACGGGACGAACGCCTTCCTGGACGGCGTCGCGCAGGCGAACCTCGACCCGTCTTCCGACGGCGTGACCGCGGTGGGCGCGGAAACCTCGCTGGCGCTGGCCGGCGGCGGCGACGCGCTCAAGATCACGTGGGCGGCGATCCCCGGCGCGGCGGCCTACGGCGTGTTCGTCGGCATCGCGGCGGGTGCTGCCAACCTCAAGTTGGAGGCGGTCGTCACGCAGACGAGCGTGACCCTGAAGACGCTCGTGACCACCGGCCAGATCGGCACGGGTCCGGCGGGCACCTCGGCCGACGCGAACACCTACGACGGGATCATCGCGCAGCTCGTGGCGGCCGGTTCCGGCGCGTATGTGAAGAACCTCAACGGCAAGCTCACCGGCGCCAACGGCGAGATCGTCGAGGTGCAGGACGCCTTCGCGCAGATGTACGACAGCGCGAAGCTCGGCGGGTATCGCCTCCTGATCGGTGGTCAGGACAAGCGGTTGCTGACGCGCCTCGGCTACTCGCAGGACTCGGCCCAGGTGGTCATCAGCAGCAACCCGTCGGACAAGGCGGGGTACGTCATCGGCACGAGCGCCCGGACCATCGTCAACGCGGTGTCCGGGATCGACTGTCCGATCGAAGTGGTGCCGTGGATCCCCGGCGGGATGATCGTCTTCCTGCCGACCTCGATCCCCTACAACGACGCCAACGCGGAAGCCGCCTTCGACATGGCGATGGGCTACGACTGGGAGCGGTGGGACTATTCGTCCACCCGGACCACCGGGCCTGTCTACCCGTTCGAGACGCGGTGCTACGGCGTCCTGCGCGGGGTGTACCCGGGTGGGTGCGGGATCATCTACAACATCTTCAAGGGCTAGGAAGTCGCTCCCTCGGGGGCCGGCGCCCATTCGTCGGCCCCCACTTTTGAGAGGTGAGAAATGGCTGCAAAGAAGAATCTGCACGGCAAGATCGACGAGACCGAAGCCGAGGCGGCCGAGAAGAAAACCACCGTCACGATGCAGGCGTTTGGCTGCACCGGAAACGTGGCCGTGACGCTCGAGAACGGCGAGCAGTTCGCTGCCACGGTGGACGCGGCCGGGCGTGTTGAGGTGCCGCAGGAGTTCGTGGCGGCGATGCAGGCGCACGGCTTCAAGGTCGAGAGTCACTGAGGTACCGATGGCCGAGGCGGTCATCATGAGGCGCCGCTTGCGACGACGAAACGTAGGGCCACTCTTCGCCGACGACTTCAAGGGCCTGGCCTCTCCGGGGTGGAAGGAGTGGCGGCTCGGGAAGTACGACGTGCCGCCGGTCCAGACGCCGAACACGTCTCCGAACCTTGCCTACGTGGGCGACCCGCTCGACTCCTCGCAGTACTGCATGCGGGTGACGGTCAACGGCGGCGACTACGTCAACGCCGGCGACAAGTCGATCGGGAAGCAGCGCGCGCAGCTCATCTGGCGGCCGACGATCGAGCAGCACCTGGCCTACCGGGAGATGTTCTACAACATCGACCTCTTCTTCCCGGGCGACTTCGACTTCCGTTCGGACGATGCCGCCCACGACGCCTGGTTCTTCATCCCGATTCAGTTCCATGACCGGATCT